AGAGATTGGTTACATTGGACATATCCCATCAACAACTATGCGTGTGCGTCGTATGCGTGATGGATTTGTTCAGATTATTGCAAACAAGGTTGTTTATTTTAGAAACTTTGGAGCAAAAAATCCTAATCCAGTAACATCAGATAATCGTCCAAATGAAATTATTCATTTTAAACAATACTCACCGCTAAATACATTTTATGGAGTGCCAGACATTATTTCTGCTATATCATCTTTGCATGGTGATCAGTTAGCATCTCAATATAATATTGATTATTTTTCTAATAAAGCGGTACCAAGATACGTTGTAACTCTTAAAGGGGCTAAACTATCTGCCGATGCCGAAGACAAAATGTTTAGATTTTTACAAACAAATTTAAAGGGTCAGTCACATAGAACTTTGTATATACCACTTCCAGGTGATAGTGATAACAGCAAGGTTGAATTTAAGATGGAGCCAATTGAAAATGGTATCCAGGATGGATCTTTCAAAGAATATAGAAAACAAAATCGTGATGATATTTTAGTTGCTCACCAAGTTCCTCTTTCAAAGTTAGGCGGTTCCGATGCTTCTGGAATTGCAGCAGCCTTATCACAAGATCGTACATTCAAAGAGCAAGTTGCTCGTCCAGCACAACGCCAACTAGAAAAAATGATCAATAAAGTAATTCGTGAAAGAACTGATATCTTAGAGTTTAAGTTTAACGAGTTAACGCTTACAGATGAAATTGCTCAATCTCAGATACTTGAAAGATATGTAAAGACACAGGTCATGCTTCCCAATGAAGCAAGGCAACAACTTGGTTTGCCACAGGTATCATACGGCGACGAGCCATTTCAATTAAAACCACAAGATGTAGCAAATGAAACTACTGATAGACAGAGAGACTCTGAAAGAGTTAATACCCAGTCTGACGGGTCAGCAACAGTTGCTGGAAGAAATCCGAAGGGAGAAGGTAGGGCGTCTCAATAAATGAGATAATGAAAAAAAGTGCCCTATAATATATACTAGTATGATTATATCAAAAGCCCATTGGGATACCGAGGGCGAACAACTTCGCCTTTCAATGCCTTTTAGTAAGGTAGATAAAGAGAGACGTACAGTCTCAGGCTTTGCCACACTTGACAATGTAGATAAACAAGATGACATCGTTACAACAGAGGCAAGCATTAAAGCATTCAAAAAATTCCGTGGAAACATTCGTGAAATGCATCAACCATCCGCTGTTGGCAAAATGGTTTCATTTAAAGAAGATAAATATTATGATCCAGATTCAGAAAAAATGTACAACGGTGTAGTTGTATCGGCATACATTTCAAAAGGTGCACAAGATGCATGGGAAAAAGTTCTTGATGGAACATATACTGGTTTTTCAATTGGCGGAAGAATGAACAAGTGGGACGATGGCTATGATGAAAAAATGGATAAACAAATTAGAATTATTAAAGATTACGATTTAGTTGAACTATCTTTAGTTGATAGCCCTGCAAATCAATTTGCAAATATTGTTTCTGTAGAAAAAGTTGACGGTGTTGATGTTGTTAAAGGTATGGACACTGTAATTGAAAATGTTTTTTGGGATAAGGAATCTGGAGTTGTTATGGTTTCAGAAAATGACTCAGAGGTTAGCCCAACAACTGGTAATCAAATGCAAAATATAGGTTTCGTTGAAAAAACAGACAACGAGAAAACAAACATGATCAAATTCTTAGTTGCAAGTGCTAAAGGCACCGATACTTCTAAGATACAAAAGGAGGAAAATCCTATGGCAAAATCAACAAAAAACACAACAGAAGAAATCGTCGAGAAGACTGATGTTGTAGTTGAAGATGTTCAGGTCGCTCCAGAGGCAGAAGCCACAGTTGAAACTGCTGAAGTTACAAAGTCAGAAGACGTTGTAGCAGAAGCAACTTCATCAGATAATCAGATTACAGAAGAAGTTACTAAGGCTGAAGAGGTCGTAGTAGAAGAAATTGAAAAGTCTGATTCAGTAGTGGAAGAAGTAAAAACTGAAGAAGTATCCAAAAATGACGAAGTAATTGCAGAAGCAGTTACAGAAATCAATAATACTCTTACATCAGCCTTTAGCGATCTAGTTGCAACCGTTAAGTCTCTACAAGAGCAGGTAAATGCAATAACAAAATCTATTGATGCAGTATCACAAGATGTTTCTGCAGCAAAAGATGAATTTAATGAGTTTGGAAAACGTGTTGACGCTGTTGAAGCAGATACCGCATTCCGAAAATCTGGAGATCTCGGAGAGATTATTCAGGAACAACCAGAAATGGTTGAAAAATCCCTATGGGGCGGTCGTTTCCTCAAAACAGCCGACTTATTTCGATAAGTTTAAATCACTAGGAGGTGTAATAATGTCGGAAGAAATCAAGAAAAATCAGCCAGGTACATCTGGTCAACTTGGTGGAACTGCTCCAGGTCTTTATCAAGGCCAAGGCGCATTCGCATCAGGATCAGACGCAGGTTCAAACGTACCAGGCAATTACTCTGACGGTGGCGTAATTGGAAATATTCCAGTTGCTCTATCAGGAGTAACAACAGGTGCAAACGCAGTAAACCCTTCAGGTGATGCTGGTAGTGGTATTCTTCGTCCAGAACAAGCACGTCGTTTTATCGACTATGTTTGGGATGCAACAGTACTCGCACAGGATGGCCGTCGTGTAACAATGCGTGCTAACACAATGGAACTTGAAAAAGTTAACGTTGGTGAGCGTGTAATTCGTGCTGCTTCACAAGCAGTTGGTGACTATACCAACGCTGGAGCAACATTCAGTAAGGTAGAACTTACAACCAAGAAGATTCGTCTAGATTGGGAAGTTTCTGCAGAAGCACTAGAAGATAACATCGAAGGTGCAGCCCTAGAAGACCATGTTGTTCGTCTTATGACAAACGCATTCGGTAATGATATTGAAGATCTAGCCATTAATGGTGATGGATCAACAGGATCATTCCTTTCAATTATGGAAGGTTTCGTTAATAAAGTTAAGACAGATGGCGATGCTCACGAAGCAGAAGTCACTGTAACAGACAATGCTTGGACAACAGGCGTTATGCAAGACATCATCCTAGCAATGCCACGTAAGTATCGTGCTATCAAGCAGAACCTAAAGTTCTATGCTGGTACAGATGCTTTCCAAGGTATTGTTAAGAACAATGGTACTCTTGCAGATGCAGTTGCTGAGGCTTTTGCTGGTCAAGTACCAGGAAGCACACAAGCAAATCGTCAAAACTACTTAGATGGTATGGGTCAAACATTCGGTGGAGCACGTACAACTCGTGTTCTAGGTGTTGACGTTCAAGAAGTTCCTTACTACCCAGCAGGATATGTTGACTTAACATTCCCTGCCAACCGTGTATGGGGTTTCCAAAGAGACATCACAGTAAACCGTGAATATGTAGCGAAGAAAGACACAGTAGAATATACTGTATTTGTTCGTTTCGGACTTCAATGGGAAGAGCAGGATGCAATTGCATTCGCTGATGCTGCTTCAGATTCCTAATCTGTAAACAGTTTTAGGGGGGATGAGAGTTAATTCTCTTGTCCCCCTTTCTACTTTATAATGATATAATACAACAAGGAGGATACTATGTCTGATGTCAAAGAAAAAAATAAACAAGCCCTTGGCTCTATTGGTAATGGCATATTTGGCACGGTTTCGGTATCTTCAGAACCTATTTTAGAAGCAAAAGAGAAAAAAGAAAAAGCAATAAAAGATTTAGTAGCAATACATTCTCCTAAAAATATATACTGGTCTGGCGTAGGTAAAATTTTAAAAGGATTTAATATTGTAGAACGACATAATGCAGAAAAATGGATGACTAAGCCAGGAGTCAGAATCGCTAATCCTGAAGAGGTAGCAAAGGAATACGGTCTATAAAATGGACATTTTAAGGGTGCCCCCATATCCAAAATTAACTACCTGGGAAATGCCAGAGTTAAACTCTGACTATACAATTTATGTTGAAGATTTAGTAGATCACGTAATGGAAACTTCAAACGTAACAACTACAGCCAACTCCAAGGTTGTTTCTTATACTTTTGATAAAACAGATTTATTGCTAGATAGAAAGTTTTTATTTCAAATTTTAGATGAAGATGAAGACATTGTAATAGAAGACGTTGTTGAGATTACAAGGCCATACGTAGACCCAAATTCTTTAGGATCTACTGCTTCAGAAATTGCGGAATATACACAGTTAGAAATGGTCGCTAGATCAATTATTGACACCATTGTTACCGATGGCTTTTATAATTCAAAGCAGGTAGTACAAGGGGTAGGCCAAGGGTCAGATTACTTTAACATCTGGAACAACTTTAACAAAATACTAAAAGTTTATGAAAACAATGTTTTAATTTTTGATTTTGAAACACCAGAAGACAACATCTATTCATTTAATATTACAGCAGATAACTCTGGAGTTCAACGTGTTTTTGATTCAGAATATAATCGTATAGAGCAAGGAGCAATAGTTTTGCCACCAGCCTATGGCGATTTAGGCTCTGTCGGCAGCGGAAGAATTGTTGATTTTCCAAGAGGCTATGATTATATATTTGTATTAGATTCTGGATATAAAACAGTTCCTTCTGATGTTGAGTATGCAACAAAGTTATTAATTGAGGATTTAAAGTGCGGTAAATTAGATTATTACAAGAGATACGTAACATCATACAATACCGATCAATATAAAATTCAATTTGATAAAAGCGTATTGTCAGGAACTGGAAATCTGATAGTTGATAAAATTTTAGATAAATATTTAAAGAACGTTGTTAGGCCAGGGATGATTTAATGATATGCGAACCAAACGACGTTGTTCATCCAATGTGTGCGGATATTTATTATGCAATATCTAGTCAAGGTGGCTTTGGAGAAATAAAAAAAGAATGGGTTCTTGATAGAACTATTGCATGTAATGCTGCCCCCGCTGCTAGAAAAAATATTGAAGAACTAGACCCGAAAATGATTTCACAACTTAACAATAAACTCAATTCCAGATCGCTAACAGATTTAAGAGTTTCATCCCTAGACAAGTCGTATGGAATTACAGATATTGTTATTACTAATGTAAGAGATAGACATAATAATTTAATATATAAGGAAACATCTGGTATTCGTGCAGGCAAAGGAACAATATATGAAATTGCAACAATACAGCCATTCGTTGGACCATTTGGAAATATTGAATCTTATCAGATGGTTTGGCGACGTACGGAAAGCCAAGCATCGGTAGACTAATGCGTGTTAGATTAAATACCTTAGAATTTGAAAGACAAATAGACAATCTAGTTGAATACTCTTTAGGATTTTTAGAAGGCGCTGAGTCTGGTAAAAAAATATTTTTAGATAATCTTGGCAAAGGAACAGTAGAGGCTTTAAAGTTATACATTGATGCAATGGCAAGAAGCAATCCACAATCTCTGCATCACGTATATGAGTGGTCTAAAACTGGAAGCAGAGATGCACGATTATTTGATGTTCAGTATAGGATAACTAATTTAGGGCTATCTATTGATTCTAACTTTAGACAATCAACATCAGTACAGTCTGGATCTTATGAGCCATTTTACAATAAGGCAAAAATAATGGAAGATGGAGTTCCAGTTGTAATTAGACCTAAAGGAAATAAGCCTTTAGTATTTGAAAATAATGGAACTTTAGTTTATACTAAAAAACCTATTGTTAATCAATTTCCTGGAGGAAGAGATGTCAAAGGTTCTTACGAACAAACATTTGATACCTTTATAACAAGATATTTTGCTCAATCATTTTTAACAGTAACTGGTCTATATGATTATTTAAGCAACCCTCAGATATACAAGAAAAATTTTAGAGCAGGCGTAAAGGCAGGAAAGTCAGTCGGACAATCGACGGGATTTAGATGGATTACTAATGCAAAAGTTGAGGTAGAATAGTAACATGGTATTAGCAAGAGACACCTTTGACTTTCCAGCATCGTACATCAATGAGTATCTATATGAGCAATTTAGTAAATATGAAGATATAAATATGGCTAAGTCTGATCTCCCTAGTTTTATACCATTTTTCCCTGCTGGTCAAGCAGTAAACGTTTCCGATATTTATGAGCAGTTGCAGTTATCAGAATCTCAAAACCTACCAGCAATTGTCTTTTATGACAGAATGATAAGACTAAGAAATAATTCTTTTCCTGTCGGAAAAAGAGAGCAGGTTTTGTATACAATCTATGGAGATATATCTAATTGTACAAACATAGGAAGTGTTATTTTTCAGGTCTTAGATAGAGAAGACTACTCTGGCCAAGACCTTAATCAATGGATGCATGAAAATAAGACAGCCCTGCAAAATAAAGGTTTGCCAATGAAGGTATTTTTTAGAAGCATGAGGGTGTTCCAGGCAGATGAATCGCAAGACTTGGTAGACCTAGACGACTATAGAAGGGGTAGCATTCATAAATATATAGTTGAATATGACTACCACCTTAAGGATAATCCAGAATTTCTTGAGTTTGATAGACCATTACATCCCAAATATTCAGAATAGATATAACAAAAAGGTTGTATAATTATGGCGAGGAAACAAATCGTCCATATATTAACCAAAAAAAGAGGTGAAATAAATGGCATATACAAGAGGTACATCTAGCGATATTATCGTTGGCGCTGCTGCATTATTTACAGCAGATAGTACATTGACACCAGGTACTATTCCTGCGTTTGTCTCGACACAGTCTTACAAAGAGACTTTGTCTAACACAGCAAATATTGCTGCTGGAATCGAAAACGTTGGCTATACAAGTAATGGTATCGAAATCACATTCCAACCTGATTTCGGCGAAGTACAAGTAGATCAAATTCTTGACGTTGCTAAACTCTACAAACAAGGAATGCAGGTAACTCTTGCTACCTCTTTTGCAGAAGCAACTTTAGAAAATCTACTATTTTCAATTGCAGGACAAAGCGATGATCTTTCAGGAACAAAGTCAACATCAGCAGGACGCTCACTTAACCTTGCGTCAGGCGATATTGGTGAATGTCCAGTAGAACGTGCTTTAATTGCAGTTGGTCCAGGAACAGGCGACTGTGAAGACTCATCATCTGTTGAGCGTGTTTATGTTGCATACCGTGCACTTTCTATTGAAAATGTTACAGTATCTGCAAAGCGTGACACAGCAACAATGTTTGACGTTACATTCCGTCTTCTACCAGAAGATAACTCTGGTTCATACGGAAAGATTATCGATCGCACAGTACAAAGTTCATAATCTTAACAAAGCAAAACAGGAAAGGCCCACTGGTTACACTGGTGGGTCTTTTTTGATATAATAGAAGAATGCCAACTACAGTATATGAAAGTAAAAATATCAATACTCTTGATGGAGTAGAAATTGAAATATCTCCGTTAAAAATAAAATATTTAAGAGAATTTATGACAACTTTTGAACCTATTAAAAAATCTAATAGCGATGACGAATCTATTGCAATTTTGGTAAAGTGTGCTCAGATATCAATGAAACAATTTCATCCAACTTTTTCTAGATCCACAGATGACATAGAAGATAATTTTGACCTCCCAACTATTTATGATATTGTTGATATTGGGGCTGGAATTAAAATTAACAAAAAATCTGAGGAATCTGTAAAAAATCAAGCAGTAGATAGCGGTCAAACATGGGAAAGTTTGGATTTGGTTAAGTTGGAGTCAGAGGCATTTTTGCTTGGTATTTGGAAAGACTATAGAGAACTTGAGTCTTCAATATCCATGCCAGAGTTAATGGCCATCTTAGAATCAAAAAGAGAAATGGATTATGAAGAAAAGAAATTTTTGGCTGCAATACAAGGGGTAGATCTTGAAAAGGACAAGCCAAAAGAAGAAGATGCATGGGTCAAACTAAAAAATAAAGTATTTAATGAGGGGAGAGACGACAAAGATATTTTATCTTTTAAAGGCTCAAAAGCAGCACGTGCAGGGTTTGGAATAGGAATGGGTCTAGATTACGAAAATTTAACGTAAAAAAATAAGACGATTCATGCTATAATTGTTATAAACAAATCCTTAAGGAGGAATAGTGGCAACAGGCACTAACGATAAAATCACATTAATTGATGGAACTCAAATTGAGGTACGTCCACTTAAAATTTCTTTATTGAGAAAATTTTTAGTTACATTTGAGGGTATTGCAAAGGTATCAGACGACAATGATAAATCTATGGATATCCTACTAGACTGTGTACAAATTGCAATGGAACAGTATAAGCCAGAACTGGCCAAAGACAGAGAGGCGTTAGAAGAAAATTTAGATCTTCCAACTCTATATAAAATTATTGAAGCAGCAAGTGGCACGAATCTAGGAGAAAGTAATCTTCTTAATACTGCGCTTGGTAATTAATAAATAGGGGGTAGAAATGAATGAGTGATGTTAATGCTAACATTAAAGTCAGTATTGACTCCTCTCAGGCACTCTCGGAATTAAAGTCTCTACAACGACAGATATCTTTATTCCATACTAATATAGCAAAGTCTAGTGCTCAGGCAGCACTGGCACAACGCACATTACAGACAGATCTGCTCAATGCTATTAATGCAACGGGCAGATTTTCTGCTGAGATGCGAACAATTAAAACATCTACAGAAGCGTTTACGAATTCTTTAGAAAAAAATAAATTTAGCATAAGGCAATATTTTAGATATGCAGCAGGATCAACAAGGACGTTTGGTAAATTATTTAGAACAGAGTTTGACACGATCTCACAGGTTGCAGAAGATCGTGTTAAAAAAATGCAAACCCAATATATTAAAATGGGTAGAGATGCCAAAGGCGCTATGCAAGCAATGGCAATCACTCCAAAACAACTTAACATGGATGACTATGCAACAAAAATGCAACTTGCTGCACAAAAACAACAACTTTTTAATCAACTACTAAAGCAAGGGTCAACAAATTTATTAAATTTTGGTAAAAATACACAGTGGGCTGGCCGTCAGTTAATGGTTGGTTTTACTTTGCCATTGGCCATGCTTGGATCTACTGCAGCAAAAGCATTCATGGACATGGAGACTGCAGCCCTTAAGTTTAGAAAAGTTTATGGAGATTTGTTAACTCCAAAAGAAGAAACTCAAGCAGCCCTAGATGGAATAAATGCTTTAGCAAATTCATATACAAAGTATGGAATTGCCGCTTCTAAAACAGTTGGCCTTGCAGCAGATGCAGCAGCAGCAGGTTTTAAAGGTGCTGACTTACAAGCACAAACAGAGCAAGCGACAAGACTTTCTGTTCTTGGACAAATTGATCAACAAAAAGCATTAGAAACTACAATTGCTTTACAAAATGCATTTCAAACTTCTAATAAAGATCTTGCAGACTCAATTAACTTCCTCAACTCTGTTGAAAACCAGACAGTTTTATCTCTTGACGATGTAACAACAGCAATTCCAATTGCAGCACCAATTGTAAAGTCTTTAGGTGGAGATGTTAAAGACCTAGCATTCTTTATGACTGCCATGAAAGAAGGTGGTATTAATGCAGCAGAAGGCGCTAACGCTCTAAAATCTGGTCTTGCTTCTATTATTAATCCAAGTGGAAAAGCAGCAGATATGCTTGCGTCAGTTGGAATCAATATACGTGCAATTGTTGAAAAAAATGGCGGGGATTTAAGAAATACTGTACTAGGAGTTGCAGAAGCATTAAACACATTAAGGCCATTAGACCGTGCTAGAGCAATTGAGCAATTATTTGGAAAGTTCCAGTTTTCTCGTATATCAACATTATTTGCTAATATTGTTAATGAGGGCACGCAAGCATCTCGTGTGTTAGATTTGACAGAAATGTCTATGTCTGATCTTGCATCAACTGCAGATAAAGAATTAGGGCTTACCGCTGACAACGCTATGAATAAGTTTAAGAAAACAGTTGAAGATTTGAAAGTTTCATTAATACCAGTTGGGCAAGCATTTTTAGAAGCAATTACCCCAATTCTAGAAACTGTAAATAACCTTCTTTCTAAATTTAAAGATATGTCTGATGGATCTAAAAGAGCAATCACGATATTAATAACTGTTGTTGGTGGCCTTGGCCCAGTGCTCTTAATGACATTTGGTTTGCTGGCAAATGGTTTGGCAAATATTTTAAAACTATTTGCAATGCTTCGTGGGGGCTACCTAAAACTAGGGGGACAATCACAAGTTTTGGGAGAGCAAACTCAATACTTAACTAGCGAACAAATTGAGGCTGCTGCAGTTGCAAGTTCTTTAGATCAATCACACGCAAGGCTTACACAAACCTTTAATGTACAAAAAGTTGCACTTGATCAATTAAGAAATTCATATATACAGGCTACTGGCGCTGCTCTTAAATTTGCCGTTAATAACCCAGGATTAATGTCAACACCAAAGAAATATGCAAAGGGTATTGCAATAGTTCCAGGATCTGGAAATAAAGATAACGTTCCATCATTATTAACACCTGGAGAGGCAGTAGTCCCAGCCCCAATGGTTAAAAAGTATGGACCTTTAATCAAGGGAATGATTGCAGATAATATTCCTGGATTTGCAGATGGCGTATTCCCATCAATGCAGGGTGGAACTCAAAGATTCGTTGCTCCATATACAATGTCTGCCCCTGGAAATAAGGCTGGCGGTTTTGGAATGGATCCAGATTTTATAAATCAGCAGGGCTTTATTCAATCATTAAGAAACACTGCTATTGCCTCAGCAGCAGTAGAAGGTGACATAAAATTAACACAAACTGTAATTAATGATATGGCTGAGGAACTAATGCCATATGCAGAGCAAATAACCGATGCCCTTCGAACGACAAAGCAGAGTCTAGTAGACGCAGGAAAACCAGCAAAACATATTAGCGAAATTTTTGCAGAAGCAGAATTAGAAATTAAAAAGATATTGGCATCCATGAAGGCACAAGGTGGAAGAATAGGTAGTGCTGGAGAAGGATTAAGAAAATTTGCATACCCAACAGAACAAGACATAATGTCTGGAGGATATGCAAGAGTTCCTGGCGTAACAGTTGATCCTGCCACTGGCCGTGTTGTCAGAAGTACTATATATAGTAACAAAAAGGGTAAATCTGGATCATTTGACGGAAGGTTAACGTCTGTAAACAAAACACAGCCAATTCAGGCTTCAGGGGTTTTAACAAAAGCACATGTTGTTCCAGAAAATCTTGGAATTATTTCTGGACAGGCACCACTTGAAGGCCGTGCATTAGGACTCCCCATGGAAAAGCAGATGGCAGCAAGACAAGAAATAGAAAGAAAGGGAGCAATAGTTGCTGGAAGAAAATATGCTGCAGCGTATTCTTCAGGCTTAGAGCAGGGTGGACTTCAAGACATTTATGTACAATCACAAGATCGTCAAAGCCCACATCGCCTTGCTGCTCAAGATGGTAGAGATGATGCACAGGCATATGAAAAAGCAAAAAGAAATAAACTTCTAACATATGGAACAACTGGTCCAGTATCAGCAATAGATAAATCTATCAGAAGAAACAATGATAGACGACTAAAAGATCTATCAGCCAACATGTCTGTTACTGGTGGAATGCTTGGAGCATACGGATTAGGCGGAGCGAGTACAGAACAAGACAAGCAGGTAAAACAAAGTACTAGAAATTTACAAGGAATGAACAGCGCCTTAATGTCTGGAACTTTTGCCCTGACATCTATGGCTGCTATGGGGTCTATGACGGGTGGAAAAATTGGGGATTTATCACAACAAGTAATGAAGTACTCTGGAGCGCTATTTGCATTAATGTCTGTTACACAACTACTGACTCAAGCAAAAATAACAGAACTTGCTGCAACAAGA